ATTTTTTCAACTCTTGAAACATCATAGCTGAATTCTTGAATTGCTCTTTTCGCATGAAACACTATGTCTTGTTTAGTAGCATGATCAATTATTTTTCCGTCTCCTACATAGGCCACTAAAAAGTTGTTTACTATGTCTGCTAATGATATATATCTATAGTTACCTGTATTTTGATCTTGTAATAAAACTTTTATTACAGCTCCGTTTGCAGGCGCTGATGTAAAAGTAATAACTCCTGAACTGCTATTATAACTATGTAAATCATCATCAACTTCATCTCCTGCTATAAATACTCTAAATACAGACTCAGCTGTTGGTAATGGAGTAAAAGTTAATGTAAAGGTTGTAGTAGTTCCGTCCCCTGTAAATAATTGTGAGCCTTCAAAATACTCTCTAGCTGATTGTGTAATTAGTCCCATTTATTATGTATTTTCTTGATTAATTTTTTGCACTTCTTCTTGCTTAGCAACTTGCACAACACTCGGGTCTTTTATTGTTACTCCCGCAAAAGCTAATATTTTTATTATTAGTGGTACCTCTTCCGAATCATGCAGTTGAAAGTTAATTGAATTGCTACTTGAATATGCCATATCCCCATACGTTGCGCCTGAAGTAAATGCCCAGTTAGGGTCAGTTGGCTTGAATATATAGTCTAACGTAGCTGAAGATATACTATCTGGCAATATATATATGCTTGAACCCTCCTTATAGTATATAGGATATGTAGTATTCGGTGCTGTTAATTTTGAAGCTGTAATTTGAGGTAAATCTGATTTTTGTATCTCTTGTACGGCGGTTGCTCTTGAGCTTGTGCTTATCATTAAGCATTTGTATAGGTTAGCCGGAGTTGTGGCTATTCCGCTGGTGAATGTTAAAGTTGAAGACGTTGAGAATAAATCTATTTTTTCTTTTGTGCTTTTAGCAAGATTCGCGTATTCGTCATTTATAGTTCCCGTTTCTTTTCTTGTTAGGTACCTGTTGTAATCTGAAAAAGATTTTTCAAATAAATCAAGCTGTGCCATTCTGGCAAACCTATTGTATTGATCAGGTGTCATGAATCCTCGTTGCTCTCTATTAAGAAGAGATAGCACGGTTCTATATACTGTATTTACATTTATGGCCATATTATTATTTATTATAGCCTTTGGCCCAGTTAAGGGCCGTGACTATTATTGACTATTTTAATCTTTTTTCAACAGCCGTGTATATTTCAACCCCTTCATCGGTTTTGAAGAATGCTGTTAAAGCTGAATATGGGTTTTCTTCATAAGGAACAGTAACTAATTTTTTATTATTTGATCCCCATGTAAAGGTTCTTTGGTCAGCTGAAAGTTTTATGATACCCGCTTCAACTGCTCTGATTCCCATATTTCTAATTTTTATGTTTTCGTCAGAGGCGAGTTCTATGAACATTCTAGGATCTCTCTTGGCTAGATTAATCAAATCGCGTTTAAGTTCCTTAGAAGTCATCTGAGATGCCTTATTTCCGACCTCTGTACGCACTATAGCCTCAATCTGGTCAATTTCCATGTCCATTGCTATGTTTAAGGCGTCGACTTCCATTTCTATAAAGTCCAGATCGTCTTCTGCCTGCGCAGCCGGATCAAATTCAAAAAACAAATTATCTCTTTGCGGATGATAAAGCGATAATAGTTTCTGTAAAGTTTGTTTAGATTTAGGAACTGTAAGTTGCCCGTCTTCAAAAGTTATGTGTTCCAACTTGGAGTCTCCTATAAACTCATCTACAAAAGGTGTTTTTTGATTTGCTGTATATTTTAGTTCTCTTTCATATCCCTTTTCTTCGTCGAAGTAATATATGTTAGAGCTTTTTATTGTATAAGTAAGCGGTGATAAACCGTCTTTTAAGACATATATTCTGTCTTTTATTTGCCATGTAGGTTTTGATGCTACCGGCTCTTGTTGAATTATTTCTTTAACCGGTGCTTCTGCAACGATTGTTTCTTCGCTCTTTTGAGCTTTTGCTTTTTTTGCCATGATATAATATAATATAAGTTAATAAAAAGTAAAGCTAGGGTGTTAATCCAATTGATCACACCCTGCTCTACTATGAAAAATTTAAGAAGTTAATAACATAAAGTTGTTAGCACCTTGTGTAATTAAACATCTTTCTGATAGGTAGTGAACCTCCATTGCATCTAGATCAGAACTGAAGTTTCCTCCAACTGAACCAGTTGTCCAAGATTTCATTTTTCTATCATCAGTTTGAGAAGCTCTATATCTTACGTGTAAGAAAGGTCTCTTAATGTTTTTACCAAGAATTTGGTCATAAACAGTAGACGTACCTGCTGGTACGATAATACCTCTAATATCGTTTTCGATAATACCTCTTGTTGAACCGTCATTTAAGTATTTCCAGTCAGTTTTGTAGAAGTCATAAGAACCTCTTCTGAAACCAGAGAAACCTAAGTTAAGCGCCATATCTTCGCTGTTTGAGAATACACCGTAAGATGTACCACCCGCACCGTAAGAATTTTGCGTAGCTAGCATGTCATCAATCGCTAGAGATACGTCTCTGTTGATGAATAGCATGTTTTCTTCGATCGCACCTTGAGCGTCAAATTTCTTAAGAATGTTATCAAACGAACCTAAGTCATCTGTTGGAGATGTACCAGCGATACCTGTTGTGATGTGACCTCTTGCAGTTACTGCTGCAAAAAGACCTTCAGTCCCAGCTGTATCGTTAGCCGCTGCAGTACCAAGTAGTGAGTCAACACCACCGTTTGCTTTAGCGAATTCACCTTCAATCATTGCCATCTCAATGTTGTCTTCGAATCTTTGTCTTGTGTCACCTTCAGCTTTTAAGTACCATAGGTAACCTGATTGTCCTTGCTCACCAGTTACTTCAACCCATCCAATTTGAGAAGCGTCAGATCCTGAAACTTCGTACTTATCTTTGATGATAATAGGCTTGTTAGTTAAAGAAGCGAACTGTGGCTGTACCGCGTTGCTCATTCCTGAAGTTCCTTTCTTAAATTCAGAACCAAATACGAATAAGTCACACGTTGCTGTTCCGTCGTCGTCAGTTGTTACGAAACCTGATACAGCACCAACTGTTGCACCTCCTGAATAAGGAATTGCAGTTAATGTTGTATTGTCAGCTGCTACTGCAGAAACGTAAGCTTTGATTACTGTAGGAGATGTTTGGTTATCGCTTAATACGATAGTTTGACCAACTCTTACTGCGTGAGTTCCTGAAGAAGCAATTGTGATTACACCTGTGTTAGCTACCGCCGCACCTGTGTATGATAAATGTAGTCTACCTTGCTCAGACCAAACTACTTGGTCAGAAGTCATAGGCATTTCAGCGCTTACCATTCTTAAGAAAGAAGCTATAGATCTGTTTCCAAATACTTCAACTTCTTGCTCGTATAAGTCTGGTAAATACTGCTGAGACCAGTCGTTTGAACCACCTGTAAATGATAGGTAGTTTGACGATAATGTCTGTTTAGCCGGTGCAGGAGTTGAATTCAACGAGGCACCAGCGCTTGGAGTTATTGCTGCCATTTTATATTTTAATTAATGATTATTTTTTTAATTTAATTCGTAGCTTACTGCTATCATCGCCTGATATTGCTCTTACTTTGATTCCTCCTGATTCAACAACTCCTGAACTAGTTTGTCGCGGGTCCATATTTATGTTTTTGGACTCGGCTGCGATTTCCTTTACAGCTTCTGTTTTACCAAGTTGATAAAAGTGATTAGCAATGCTATCGGCGTTTTTAGCGGCAAATAATGCTTTATGATAACCATATCCATCTTTAAGAGTTCTGTTCTCGTCTAGGTAACTACCAATAACGTTCATAACATCCATTTGGGTATTTTTAACATTGTCAACATCTTTCAATTTATATCTGAATGTTTTATTGTCAATATTGAAATCAAAACCTTTGAATTCCTGATTGAAAACTTCATTCGTTTTTAGTTTAAATTGATTTGTCGCTTTTTCTTGTTGTTGAGCAATTTCTTGTTGCTCAGTATTGTATCTATTAAAAAAGTCTACAGCCTTCTGCTGTTCTCTGCTTAGGCCTCCCGTATTTTTAACTTCTTTATAGTATTGGTTTTTCTGACTTTCTAGATATTGTTTTGCTTTTGCAACTTCTTCTTTGTAAGCAAGCTCTTTTCTTTTAATATCTATAGGGTCGTCTATTTCTTTGTCGAATGAATAATTATCTTCTATTAAGAAGTTAGCTTCGTCCGATGTCAAGTGAGGTTTAGTTATCGAATAATATTCTTTAATTAAATCTTTATTATCTAAATCCCCATAATTTTTGTTTAGCCTTATGTAATCCTCCATGGACCCTCCTGTCTCATTCATAAAGTTGACAAGTTCTAAAACACCCTCAGGTACGTTTATTTCAGGCTGTTCGACCGGTGGCGATTGCTGAATAGGTTGTTCTTCCTTAACCGGCTCCTCTTGAGTTTGTTCGGTTTTTTCAACTTCTTCTACTATCGCTTCTTCTTTTTCTTCTTCTTTTTGACTTTCTCCGGCAGGCTCTTCAGGCTGCGTTTCGTCTTCTTTACGTACTTCTTCGCTAGCTTCGGATCCGTCGCGAACAGGAACCTCATCTGCGCTTTGCTCTTCAGTGGCATCTTTTTCTTCTTTAGGTTTTCTTAAATCTACTTTGGCTATCTCTTCGACGCCAGTATCAAATCCCATTTTTTTCAGGGCTTTGGTTTCTTTTTCAGCTGCAGATGGGTTTTCTTCCTCTACAACTTTTGCTTTTGTTTCTTCTGACATAATATAATATAATAATTTATTCTTTTACTAAAGGTAAGAATAATTAACCTTATGATCCTTGATACGCAACTATTGTTCCCGAGTTTACGTCTATTTCAGTCCATCGACCGTAAATAGTGCATCCTTTAGGGAACGTAACGCTATCAACGACTATTCCGTTTGATCCAGCTCCAATGCCTTCAGTGTTAACGTACGCTGTAGCACTTTCCGCTACAAGCCCGCTTGCGCTGTCAAATACAGTATCAGTTAGCATTGTTATAGCTACAAAAACATTTCCTGAATCAGGTGTTATTGCAGATGAACTTGCTGTTGTGTAAGTTGAACCGTTTATACTTCCGGTCCAATCATTTCTTGGTACTTTGCTCATGTTTTATTTATTTAATTGTTATCTAGGTTCAAATTGTTCTAAACCAAATCCTCCTAAATTATCAAACCCACTTGATTCAAAATTTTTCGGAGGCGTGTTATTTTTTCTTTGCTCTATCAATTCAGACTGTTGAGTTGCCTGTATTTTAGTTCTTTCGTCTTTTCTATCTTCACGGAACTTGTCTTTATCATTAATCACTCGTAAATCCATTTCTTTAAGCTTCACGTTTAACTGAAACTCGTGTAGCATAAGCTCTTTCTTAATAGCCGCCTCTCTTTCTAATTTTTTAATATCAAACTCTGTTTGAGCTTGATTCATTTTTACTTTATTTTCAGTCATTACTTGATTCTTTTGAATATCTACAGCGGCAGCAGCTTCAGCAGCTTTTGCATTCGACTCAGACTGCAATTCTATATTTCTTCTTGAAACAGCTTGATCTCTTTCCTGCTTTTTTCTTTTTCTTAATTTTAATAGCTCATTAGCAAGCTTTAAATTTTTGATATTTCTTACATCAATTGCGTCTTCAAGATTAATCTGTTCTTTTTGCAATGAGACTTGTATGTTATTTTCTAATAGCTGCTTTTCTTCTTCGTCAGGTGTTAATTCTAAAAATATTCCAAAATCATGCAAATGCAATTCTTGCACTTCCTCTAAATTAGCAACATTAAACCTTCCTAAAGAATTTATAAAAGAATTTTTTGTATTAGCAAATTCTAAAACATCCGAAATACGCAAACTAATAGCTTCCGCTGTTTTTAAAGAAAGATATAATCCTGATTGTAATACGTGCCTTGTTGCCGTATTAGAATTAGCAGCAGCTAATTTTTGCAATCCAACTAAAGAGTTTTTATCAGGTAATGATCCGTCTCTTGCTTCATTCAACCCTGTTACATCTCTCATATTTTGTAAATAGTAATTATATGCTGTAATAAGAGATTGAATTTTACCCCCACCATTTCCGCTTTGTAATTCCTGTATTGGAACTCTTCCGTTATTAAACTCTCCATCTTGTGTCATTGATCTTCCAATAACAGACCCTGTTTGAAAAAACATATTCAAAGCTTCTTGAGGATTATAATTAGTTCCATTCCCTAAATCAACTTCAGCAATACCATCTGCATCTAAGAATACTCCATCTGGCACCATTCTTGATAAAACTTGCTGTAACTTTAAATGTGTTAATTGAATCATGTCTGCGAATGTTGTCATTCTACTAACAAGTGATTCTAATCTACCCTTATACATTCTGGGCGCTACGATATTATAAGACATTTGAACTTTTGTAGTATCAGACTTAGGCCTTGTCATATTTTCCGCCATTTGCCAACTTAAAATATTTTCACTACCAATTATTTTTGCCCCACAATATAAAACCTCAATAGCCCTATCTACTTTTTCAAATCTTGATCTTTGATCAGCAGGAGGGTTAAAGGTGTCATCTTTTTTAATTGCTTTTTTACCGCCAGAAACAGTTTCTTTAATTTTATAAGTCTGGCTTCTATATGTTTTATACTCAAAGTATAACACATAAACGTATCCATCGTCGTCTCCGTCTAACGCTCCGTATGATTTATTATATAGAAGAGCTCCTGAGCCTAACCCGTTATCTTCTATATTTTTTATCTCTTCATCAGTTATTTCTGGAAATTGTTTTTTAAGCTCTACTATGCTCAGTTTTTTTATTTCTCCCACATAATATAAATCATCAAAGTAAGGTGATTCCGTAAAGGAATAAACTATATCAGCTGGATCAACGTAATTTATAGTTATTCCTTCTGCTTTGTTAAATCCATTTTTTGCACAAGCCATTCCTATAACCGCTATATCATAATCAAGTCGCTTCTTTGTTAACTCATATTTATTTTTATCCATAACATTATTTATGGCTTCTTCTTGCGCTATTTCAATTCCTTGCTTATATTCAAGTTGCATATGAACACTAAGTTCATTTTCATCATAAGGAAGTTTTGTGGGATCTGTTTTATAAATATCTACGCCTAATCTGGTTTGTACCGCATCAATATACTCTTTTGATTTCATGTCTCTGAGTATATTTGACATATAGTTATTTCTTTTTTCGATTGAACTTGGATCTTGTGAATACGCCTTTATATCATAAGTTCTTTCTGCAATACCATTTACTACTATGTCTACAAACTTTGGAATGATAGGTACAGGTTTCCAATCTAAATTTAAATAAGATAAATCTCCATTTATTGAAAGTTCATCTTTATACTTTTGTATTGATTGCTCTCCCCTTGCATACAATCTTAATCTATGAAAGTTTTCACGATTAGACTGATACCTTGAAGTACCGGAATCCTTTTTAAACCATTCCGATTCAATAGCTCTCCCTATCTTCTTACCATACTCTATGCTAGCTTTTTCTGCGTCAGATACTGACATACTCGGAAATAATCCTGTTGGGTGTGACTTTGCCATTTACTTTAATATTTTTGATAAACTACCTTGATTATTATATTTTTTAAATTCAAACTCTAATTTTCTTTTTGTTCTTATTGCGGCGGGAGCATACATGTTTTTATTACATGCCATGATTGCGAGCCCTGAGCTTATTGCCGCATCAAACTTTGTTCTTTTATTTATATCAAACAAAGCCCAGTCATTAAGCGTGCGATCGAAATACAGATCCCCATAGTTATTGTCTTCTTTCAATCCTACGTGCTTGTCTATATATGATTCTATAGCCGCTGCGTGAGCTTGTCTAATATCTTCTGAGGAGTTTGGTATACCTCCTATTTCTTTTTCGGCAACCGATAATTTATTATAATTCTTATCGGGCCTGTTCATTGAATATCCTCTATAGCCTCTTCTTTTCAAATAATACAGAAGTCTCGGCTTGTTGTTTTCTGCTAACAAAGGCATTCCGTAAAATACCAGCGCCATCAACACATCTTCGAAAAACATTTCGGCTGTCGGCGGTCTTGAAACATATTCAAGAAAAAAACTATTAGAAGGGGCTTCATCTAAGCTAAACTTAGTTAATCCATGCAATGCTCCTTTCGATCCTTGACCATCTGTCGTTCCGGATATATCGTAGCTATCACATCCAAAAGCCCCTAAGTGTTCATTTCCGGGATACTTTCGTCCGCTTCTATTAATTACAATGTTCTGCATATGTACAGGTGGAATCCACGAAACATTAAATCTTCCATTCAAATCGGGCATAAATATAACTTTGCTGTCTTTTATACCGTTTTCCCATTGAAAGTTTCCTTTCGACACCAAGCCTGAGCCTTTCAAGTCGCCATTGTAATCTATTTGTTCGTATATCTTTTGTAGGTTAAATATACTGTTTTTTGTTTCGTCTCTAAACGCATGCTCTTCTGTACGCGGAAATTGACGATAAAATTCGTTTAAAGCGTCTTGATCGTTTTTAAGACCATCTGCTTCGTTTTGCCAGTGCTCAATAACTCCTGTTCCAATTGTTTCTCCAAAATTGTCGCGAGCGCTAACATCTCCAGATTCAAAGACAGGCAATCCGCAATCGTCGATAAATCCTTCGTAGTTCCATTCCATAGGTATGAATAAGCTATATAATCCAGAGCTTGTTTGTCCATTCCTGTTTCTCTTAGTAACGTCTGATGCATAGTATAATTTTTTAAAGTTATCACCACCCTTATCTAAAGAGTTTGATGTTGAACCCATCATACACTTTCCTATAATCCTGCTTCCTAGCCTCAGGGTTGTTTTTGTTACACGCCAGTTGTTCAATATGTTATCGGGTCTTTCCCATTTACCGGACTCATCGTGAACCAACAGCTTTAGCTTTTCACCGTCATATGAGTTGTCTCCCGTGTTCTTCCAGTCTATTGTTGTATCGAGCCCTTCGAGCGCTTCGGGCTTGGCGGCGCCGGTTGCACTGATGGACTTCCTAGTGAGCTTGGAGGCTGGTACCCTGAATGCGAGCTCGGTCTTGGGCCTATCCATTCCGTCTTGTATGGGCTTGAAGAAAAAGGGGTAGTGTACTGATATGGGTACCACCTTGTCGGTAAACATCTTCTTTGCATCTGCACCACTCTTCGATAAGATTCCGAATCTAGAATCTGACGATATTGTAGCTTGGTTAACCGTTTCAGCACTTGACATGAATGAAAATCCAGAACGCCTATTTTTAAGGTAGCAAATTCCATAGCATCTTTGATCTGCCTTGCATGCCTCCCAGAATATGAAGAATAATCTGTTTGCTTCTCGAAAGTCTGGCTTCCCAACATCAATTTTGGACCACTGCAAGTACATATAATGAGTGCCAGTAATATAAGTATTATTACCTTTGTTGCGAAACCAATAGCCTTCTTCGCGCCTGGTAAATTCTCTATCAATGTATGCATACCACTTTTCTTTTAATTCTTCAGGATAATTTCTCCAATCAAATATTGTTTTTAATCTTCTAAGTTCAGCCGGATAATCATGCGCAATCCATTTATCATCTATGCTATACACATCTCTTTCAGCAGGCAAAGCAATCTTTAAATTTTGTATTTCATATACTTCACCTATTTGTCCCGTCTTGCTTATAACAACAACATCATGTTCCT